TCAAACTTTTACTAATATTCTTACTGCTCCAGTAAATGCTACTTGTGTTGGCTGTCAAATTATCGGTACTGCTACAGGAACAGCTAATGGTACTTTTTATTTGGATGATTTATTTCTTGGAACACCAGCAACTGGTGGCTCTGAAGGCTCAGAAGTAATTTTGCCAAAAACTGCTGGTGGAGGCTCAATCTCTTTAGACGAAATAACTTATCGCTCATTGCGTTCTCAAGAAACTACTAAAATTATAACAGGTGGAACTGGAATAATTCATTTTTATGACTGGCCTTCATCTCTTGATATATCTAATGATCCAACCCTATATGATTATGGAGAACTGGTAATAGACGCAACTCAATACAAAATAACTCTTTATAGTTGTAAACTATTTATCTCCCCATCTATTCCTTTTGGAAAAAATTCTCAGGAAAGTATTGATGTAAATCTGGTATTTAGGCCAGATCCATCAACTAATAAAGTTATTAAACTGGAGGGTTAAAATGAAGTATGATATTGATCAACTATTGGCAGAAGACGCGATTACCTTAACTATCAAAGGACAAGACTTTACTATTCTTGACTTGCCTGATGACGTGCAGAAAATGTTTGAAGAAAATAAAGACAATCCAAGAATGCTTTTGTCAAAACTTCTTGGTTGCCCAATAGAACTCCTACAAGACTACGGTATTGTAGGCATTAACAAAATTATACAGGTTATTAATGAAAATTTTCTTCCAAAACTTTCGATCGTGCCTCAATCGAAAGAATCAAACGAGCAGGCACAGTAGCACATATACTGCATATAGATTTTGAAAGGTGCATTAAATTTCCATCACGTAAACTTAATGTGCTTTTCAATGAGGCAAGCAGACAACGAGCACTTGATGTTATGCATATGTCTGCAATTCTTAATATGAAAGATAGTAACTTAGAAGAGTTATTAAAAGTTCATGGTAGTTACACAGAAGGATTCTATGATAATGAGCTTGACGGTTTAATGGGAGCTATGAAAAAATGAGCTACCGAATTGATCTTGACTTAGGTTTAGCTGATATTGCTCAACAACTTGCGGCTGTTAGGCAACAAATAAAACAGCTCAAAGATGGGAGTAAATATACTAAACTTGACTTAGGGATAGATCAATTAGCTGTAAAATTGCAAGCTGTTCCTAAAAAACTTGAAAGTGTTTATAAAGTTTCTCAAGACTTGTTGAATCGTCAACTTCTTCTTGCTGATAGACTAAAAGCTAAAATTGAAAGCATTAAACCTGTCAACATGGGAAGTCAATGGTTTACAGCAAGCATCAATAAAGATATTGCAGCTAAAACAACTGGCCAAAACTGGTTTACTAATCAAGATGTAGCAGCTGGTATAAAGCAGTGGGGTGAAAAAGCCCACACTGCTTTAACACAAGAAACTGCAAAGTTGCAAGTTGCAATGAATAAGTTACAAACAGTTATGGCAATGAAAGGTTTTGCCACTGGTATGACACAGATGGGTGGAGTCTTGAGTTCACAGACACTTAACTCCATTCGAGACTATGAAGCTAAAGTTTTATCTGTGCAGGCTGCCCAACAAAACTTTATTCAGCGTCAACAGACCTTAAATAACCAGTGGGCACAATTTCAAACCAGTGTAACAAAAGCTGTTCCTAATAATTTAGTTTCTTTTGGTAATCTGGCTAGAACCACTTTTAGTAGCATAGGAACCCACATTGGAAATGCAGGAAAAGCAGTTGCTGGATTCGGCACTAATATGGTTAAAGGCTTTGTTCAGGCAAAAGGACCAATTATCAACTTATCTAATCTTGTAAGTCAGAATGGACAAATAATAAATAGACATATTAGCTTAGTTGATAGTTGGTGGCAACATTTTGGACGTATTGCTATTGGTTTTACAGTTGCATACCGCGCTATGAATGCTTTTGAAAACCTTTTAACTAAGACTTTCACTACAATAAAAACTGCTATTACAGAGTATGGCGAATTAGCATCATTGCAAAGTAAGTTAGCCATGTTTACTACATTGGCCTCTCGTGGAACTATAGATTTTGCCAATGGCATGAAAATGTCTGCAATGTCTGTTCAAGCCTTAGCTAAGGAAGCCTCAACCAGCATTATCGGTATTGCTGAACTTAGTGCTGCACTGGACGAAACCGCACAGCAAGGTGTGTTAATTCCACCTAAACTCATGCCGGCCTTTGTAGACTTTGCAAACTTTACTGCCATGATTGCACAAACAACTGGCAGTGATGTTCGTCAGCTCCGTTCTGAAATTCAGAACTTGGGTGATGGCTCCACCAGAGCTGGTAATGCTCTTATCCGCACTATGAAAAGCTTTGGCATCTTAAATGAGGAAGAGTTAAAAATATTAAGAAAATCAGGAGATCGCCAGGAAATTTTCTATAAAGTCATTCAAAAAGTAAGTGATGCTTATAAAAACATTAAGTGGCAAAGAATAGCAACAGATGCCACTGTTGCATATAATGTCTGGGAAAAAAGTATTCGTCGCGTAATAACTGCTTCCATAGAACTTGCTGGACGAGAAAAACAAAATCAAAATATAATAGCAGCCACTATTAGTGAACGTATTAAGAAATGGAATGAAGCTTTTTCAGGTGACTTAGCAAAAAATGTAGATGCACAAAGATTTGCTATCATGATGACTTTAATAGCACAAGGTGTCGATAAAGTAATGATAGCTTTTGAAAAAATGATTCTTTTTGTGGGACAAATTGCGACAGCTTTTTATAACTTAGAACCGACATTAAAAAGTGCATTAAAAGCTATTCTTGCATATGAAGGTCTTGTTGCAGTTACTAGAATTATAATGAGTCTTTTTGGAGCAATAAAAGCTTTAAATGCTTTATGGATAGAATTTGCTGCCCGTTTTAGTGCTAGTTTTATATTAGGCATTAATGCAGCTTTTGCTAAACTTGGTTTCACAATAACTATTGCCACTGCTCCACTTATAGGCTTTGGAATAGCGGCATTTACTGCTGGATCAGTTATATCTACATTAACTGGATATACACTTAATCTTGAAGGACCAGTTAAAGCTTTAGCAAGTGCTATCTCTTGGCTTGCCGATAAATTTGCTAAACTATTTGAAAACTCTTCTCTTGTTCTTACCACCTTAGGTGCCATGTCTGGCTTTTTAATGGGTGGTCCTTTAGGTGCTTTAATTGGTGGAACAGTTGGTTTTGGAGCTGGCTTAACTTTTAATGCTCAGTCTGCTAAAGGCTTAACAAAAGAACTTAAAATTCTTGAATCTCAGTTAACAGAAACAAAAAAGCGTATTGACTCATTAAAAGATAGTATGAGTGATCTAAAGCCAGATTCGTACTTATATGCACAAAAAACTACTGAGCTTAGTGGACTAGAAAAATCTTATACTTCATTAACACAAAAAATAGCCACTATTAATAATCGTTTAAAAACTGGTAAAGTTTTTGACTTTAATAAAGAACTTCGTCAAAACATGCTTAATTCAGTTGAAGCAGTTGGACAATCTTTACTTACCTTAGCAAGTCCTTTTGGAAATGCTATTAGCGCAATTTGGGAAAAAATGATTCAAGTTAAAAAGAAATTCCCTGGAATGAAAGAACTTACAGGAGAATTTCAAAATATTCCTACTAAACCAGAAGACCCACAAAAGATTGCTGATGATCTTTATGACTCTTTACAAAATATAACTACTAATGTTTATCAACGACTTCAAGATTTTATTAAATCTGGTAATATTAACTTAGTTAATCTTTTACTTACTCCTAGTAAATATCAATCAACTACTTCTTTATCACCAGTTATGGCTGAGTTACAAGCCCAAGAAACAACTTTAATTGAACATATTGAAAAGGTTAAAAGTGCATTAAGTCTTGGTATTGTACCAGAAAAGGTTAAAGTTTCTAAAAATACTTGGACAAAGCAACTTATTGCTGAATTATCAGAAGCAGAATTTCAACTTGAAGAATTGCAGCAAAAAATAAATATTGTGGCTAATACAAATAATCTCGTTAATGCCACTAAAATAAATAAACTAATAAATGAATTTGAAGCTGGTCAAGCTACCCTTAATGCTTCTTTTGAACAAGGCACAAAAGATTATAGACAAGCTTTAAGTGACTTTACTAGTTACTATAAAAATGAAATTGCTGCTTTACCCACTTTAAAAATAGAACCAGGACAAGAAAAAGTCTTTAATGAGCTAATAGAAAAACTTGAAAAACTTAAATCAACTATTAAAGCTAATGAAAAGGAATTTGGTACTTGGTCTGATTATTTCCAACGAGGGCTTGATGCGATTATCAACGATAATAGTATATCATTAGTCCAGAAGGCAGTTGAGGACTTTGCATCCTCGACTGAAGATGCCTTTGTTAATTTTGCAAAAGAAGGTAAATCTGCTTTTAATAGTCTAGCAGATTCCGTGATTGCTGACATTACAAGAATGGTTGTTAGAATGGCTTTATTACAGCCTATTGCTGGTTACTTATCAGGAGCTATGCCAGACATAACATCATTCTTTACCAGTTTGTCAGGCGGATTTAAATTAGCCAATGGTGGGATTATAGATGAAGAAGTCATAGGTTACGGACTTACTTCTGGAAAAAAATACAATATAGGTGAGAATGGTGCAGAAGTAGTCACTCCACTAAACAAAATGAGTTCTTCTGGAGAAACTACTATTAATATTTACAATGCACCTGCCGGAACAACTGCCACGACAAACATTACAAAAACAAAAACTGGACAAAACATAAATATTTACTTAGATAAAGCAATGTCTGCATTAATTAATTCGCCTAGTCGAACCTCAACTGCTTTAAGACAAAATGGCATAAGAGCTACCACCATAAGAAGATAAATTGGAGTAAAGTATGAGTAATTGGCCTTCAACACTTCCACAGGAACTGATAGAAGATAACTTTGAAGAAACAATGCAAAATCTTATTATTTCTACAGATATGGAAGTTGGCCCTCCAAAAACTCGTAGACGATTAACTGCTAACTCAACCCCTGTAAAAGGTTCTATCATAGTCACTAAATCTCAACGAGCTATTTTCCTTACATTTTTTCATTCTACTATTGCTGGTGGTGCTATAAAATTTACTTGGGAACATCCTATTACTGGAACAACTGTAAAAATGAAGATTATTGGACAACCTAAAATCACGCCTTTAGGTGGTGATTACTTTAAAATAGATATTGACTTTCATATCTTACCAACTTTAACTGTTATTTCAGGAGCCTAAATGAGTCGTTCAACATCACTAACCTTTAGAGAAGCAGTTTTTGCTTCTGAAACTGAAGATGCTTTTTTAATTCTTCTTGAAATTGATCATGCTGACTTAACGACTCCAATAAGAGTTGTAAATAATACTGAATCAGTTGAATTTGGTGGCAATACATACATAGGTTATCCATTTAAACTTGAACTTCCATCTGATTCTCCAGACAATATTCCATCTGCTACCTTAACGATTGACAATGTTGATAAGATATTAGCAGATGCTATAAATGATCTTGATACATCCCCTACTATTACTTTTTATGTTGTGTCAACAGCAGCATTAGATGGACCTGAAGCAACTTTTTCTGGTTTTAAGTTTATAGAAGCTACCTATGATGCACTTACAATAACAATAACTCTTAGTATAGAAAATTTCTTTAATGAACCTTTCCCAGGTGATAGTTTCACCCCAGGGCGCTTTCCTGGATTATTTTAAGGTTTTTTCAAGGTGAAAAATGCTATTTGACCCAAACAAATACATAAGTTTACCTTATAAGGATCATGGTCGATCCTTTGCCGGAGTTGATTGTTGGGGACTAATTTACTTAATCTACAAAACTGAATATAACATCATTTTACCAACTTATGATACTTACATAACTAGTGGAGATATTAAAACTGTTTCAAAAACAATTATAAATAATCTGCACCAATGGCAGGCAATTACTTCACCTAAGTTTTCTGATATTATCATCCTGAATATCGCTCATCAACCAACTCATGTTGGACTTGTTATAGGTAATAATAAAATGTTGCATGTTCTACAAGGTTGCAATTCTGTAATAGAATCTTACAATAACCAAATGTGGAAAAAGCGCATTTTTGGTTTTGTGAGAAGGATACCAAATGAATAATCTTCAGATCTACATGAATCCACTTTTAAATATTCCACAGGAATTTGCTGTTCCTATTGGTGGTAATCTATTTGACTTTGTAGAAAAGTCTAATGTACAGTTTACTGGAGCAATAACTGCTATTATCATCATAAATGGAGAAATCATTCCTCAAGATGCTTGGGAGTTAACTTTTCCAACCAAAAAAGATTTAGTATCAGTAAGGGTTATTCCAAAGGGTGGTAGTGGAGGCAAGAATGTCACTAGGACAGTTTTGTCGTTAGCTGCTATCGTTGCAGCAAACTTTTTCGCTCCTGGTCTTGCATTAGCTTTAACTCCTGCTGCTATGGGTCTTACTGGACTGGCTGCAACAACTATTGTAACTCAACTTGCTCTTACATATGCTGGCCTAGCTCTTGTTGATGCCATTGCCCCAATTCCTACTCAAGACACAGATCTTACAAAAAGTTCTTCTAAAGATTCTAAAGAATTTTATAACATTGGTGGCTCAAATAACAAGATAGATCCTTGGGGCTCTATTCCAGTTTTATTTGGCACTCATAAGTTTTCTCCTCCTTATGCTGCTCGTCCTTACACTGTTGTCCAGAATAATGAACAATTTGTTAGGATGCTTTTTTGCCTTGGTTACTCTCCAATAGAAATAACTGAATTAAAGATTGGTGAGTGCATTATAACAGATTCAATAGTATCAAATGATGACTTTGGAGATAATTCTGGCTCTGTTGACTATGAAGCGACTTTATATGATAATTTTAATCCAATTACTGATGAGACACATTTTTTTGAGGAAATTTGTAAAGAAGAAACTCTTTCAATCGAACTAAAGGAATCTCTTGGTTGGATAACTCAATATACCGCATCTGATACTGATTATGCCATAATAGACATCAGCGCATTAAATGGAATTTACCAAATAGATGAAGCTGGAGATTACCAAAATACTACTGTTGATTTTGAAATTCAGTATCGAGAATATGGAACTGAGACTTGGTATGACGCTAATGCTAGTATAATAGTTAGTGATGAAACATTATTTTATCCTTTAGATGCTATAGCTCCAGCAAGAGCATTAGAACCAATAGCAGAAGGTGAAGAAGATAATCCTGATTCTTACTACTATAAACATAAATTAGTTAAAATAGGAATAATAAAATCAACTGGTGCTCCATATATGAAAATTGAATATTGGACATCGTACAGTACGGCTATTAACTATACATCATTCCCTGATACTGTATATCCAGTTGCAAGAATTCATAAAAGATTTGATCCTTTCTTAGATGGATCAACTATGAAATATCCAGCCGAACCAGACTTAATAGCTGAAGATATTACTGATTTACGTACTTCTTCATCTCCTCCAAGAGCTAATTCGTATGATTTTAGATGTACACTATATGATGATAGTGTAGATCCAAATGACGTTTTTGTTGCATCTATATATAATCATAATAACTATCCATCAATTCCTTTTAACTCTTTCTATAACTTTCCAGATGAGTTAGAAACAGCATTTGGATGGGTTGTTGTTCCACCAAGTATTTTAACATATTATGCTAGTTTATGTTTCGGTTACATCGATGAAGTTGAAATAAAGTTATATAACTTGTTATCACTTGCAGGTGGCACTTTAATAGGTGGAAATGGTTTAACAGCAAAATCATCAGATAAAATAGTACAATCATACTATTGTGAACTTCCCTCATCAGCAAAATATGAGATTCGTATTCGTCGCACTACAACAGACCATGATCCAGTAGGTAGTCGCAAACAAGATACAATTCATTGGACTTGTCTACGATCTTTCAATAGAAGTAAAAAAGCCATCAATATGGCTGGTCTTACCTTTCTTGAAATGTATGTTAAAGCATCAGATGAGTTCAATAATTCTCTTGATACTGTAACTGTTCTAGGTCAGGCCTTGATCACCACAGGTTTTGAGACTCCTACAGTAGCATACTCAAATAACTGTGCTGACATTGTACGTTATATCTATACTGGTCCATTTAATAAAAAAGCACTAACTGATTCTCAAGTTGACCTAACTACTTTATCAGTCTTCTATTCATTATGTGCTGGATTAGGCTTTTCCTATAATCGTTATATAGATTCACCTATGTCAGTTTATGAAATATTAAAAGAAGTTTGTGCCGCCGGTTTAGCTTCTCCTGCTTATAAAGATGGACTTTACTCGGTAGTTTATGACTACTTAAACACCACTATAACTCAAATGATCACTCCACGTAATTCCTGGGGATTTAAAGCAACAAAGAAGTTTTATGACATTCCACATGCATATCGAGTTGAATATGCTGATCGTTATGACGATTATAAGTTAACAGAGTTGGAAGTCTATAATGAAGATTATGATGAAAATAATGCAACTTTATTTGAACAACTTGAGTATCCTGGTGTGACAAATGCAAACCAAATCAATAGTTTAACAAACTTTCATTTTGGCCAACTGCGTACACGCCGCTCCTCATTCCTTGTAAACATGGATGTTGAGAATATAGTTTGCACAAGAGGAGATAAAGTTCTTTATAGCTCAGATGTACTTTCATCAACCTTAACTGTAGGACGTTTACAGACTTACTCAGGTGAAACTATAGTTGTTGATAATATATGCACAATGGAAGCTAGTAAGTCATATGGAATAATTATTAGATCAACTGGAGGAACGGCAGTTTATTACTCAGTCCTAACTGTTGAAGGTGATAATACTTTATTAACTATTTCTTTAGTCAGTCCATCTCTTGAAGCTATTGATGGTGATATAACTGAAGATTGCCTTTTTATGTTTGGAGAATATGAAAATGAGGCATTTGAATGCATAGTAAAGGCGATAGTTCCAGGAGAAGACTTATCAGCAGAATTAGAACTAGTTATCTATGATGCATCAATTTACCCAAAAATACCAACATAAATTCGCAATACCATGAAATTAATGATTTACCATTATTACTGTTTCCTTTATTATTAATAATATAAAATATACTCTTTAAAGGAGATAAAGTCGATGGTGTTTGGTATAACAAAGACTGACATCCAAGAGATTAGAACAACCATCAATAAGATATATGCAATTTTAGAAGGCGTAAATGGCCAAGGTGGACTAAAAGAAAGAGTAACAAAAGCAGAAGATTGCGCCCATAATGCCGATGAAACAATAAAAACTAGAACTAATTGGATTTGGACTATATTAGTCTTTGTTGTAGGCATAGGAAGCGTATTAATAGATAATCTATGGTCACAAGTATCAACTTTGTCAGATAAAGTTCAAACCTTAACACAAAGTATTGCAATATTACTGTCTAAGTAAGGAGATAAAAATGAAAGACTTAATAATAGCAGTTATCGTTGGATTATCACTTCTTATTGGGTCTTATGTTATAGCAGAAGAGTCAAAATTAACTATGCAGACTGTTTATGCTTATGATAGCAATGGTAGAGTCCTTTATGAAGGTTATGGACCAGCAGTTGCAAATACAACTCAAGCTACTTGGATAATTAAAAAGCATTGGTGGTCAACAACTGGAGTTTACAAAGGTGCATCATTTGCTGATTCTAAATCAAATGCAGTTAATATATGGGCCAATCGAACAACTTATACCTATCGTGAGAGGTAAAGCATGAAAAAACTATTTTTCATACTGATAATTACTTTGTTACCAACACTTTTAAGTGCAGGTATATGGTATGAACCATTAACTGGAAATATAATGCTTGCTCCTAAAGCTGAGGACATAGAATATGGCAGTACTACAGTCAAAGCATGGATAGATGCTGCTACTGTGGGATCAGGAGCAAACGCCCTTGGATACTACCTACTTACCAGTTCAACAAATGCTCCCTCAAATGGAATCAATCTTGGAAATCTTTCTACTGGATTATTAAAAATTACAGTAACAGGTGGAGTTGCTACTCCATCAGTTGCTTCTGCTGGAGTTGATTATTTAACTCCTAATGGCAGTGGTGCAAGTCTAACTGGTATAACTTATACACAAGTAGGAGCAGCAGCAGTAGGACATGATCATAGTGGAGTATATCAACCAGTTGTTGCTAATCTAACCTCATGGGCCGCGATCAGCCGCGCTGCCGGATACGATACTTTTACCGCTACTCCCAACAGCTCAAATTTGGCCTCGCTCGTGACCGATGAAACCGGTAGCGGGGCGCTCGTGTTTGCGACTTCTCCAACGCTTGTGACTCCCGCCTTGGGATCACCGACCAGCGGTAATTTTACTGCTGGGACATTTTCATGGCCAACATTTAATCAGAACACCACCGGCACGGCCGCGAATCTGTCGGGCACACCGGCCCTGCCAAATGGAACGACAGCCACGACACAGAGCGCGGGTGATAATTCTACAAAATTGGCTACCACGGCCTACGCCGATGCGTTGGTTGATAACACAGCATATGATGCCTCAACATGGGACGGCGTAGAAGGCAAGGCTCCATCAAAGAATGCTATCCGGGATTACCTTGAAACCAAAATCCCGGCTGGTGCCGATGGAACATACGGCATTCTCCTGGGCAACAACACGTCCACCTGGATGCCGGGAGCCGGAACCTATGGCTACGGATTTGTCGCAGGGGTTCCGACGGTGGACATCAACAACAGTCAACATGCGCTAGTGGCGACGGATACGACCCAGACTCTCACAAACAAGACATTGGACGCCAGCGCAACCGGAAATGTCCTGAGACAGACCGGCCAAATGGTATTCTCGCGCCCGG